TTGGAAATGTCCAATCTAATCTTGTTCTATCTTTATTCCAAACATTACTAATCATTTTTTAAAACCACCACATTAAATATCTGTCTGTTTAAATCACTTGTAACCTCTGTAACACCATGCCAACCATCTGTAGTATTTTTAAATAATAATGAAGTGTTACCTGTATTATTATATACTTGACTATGTGCAAAGTCTTTAGCTTCTGGATTCATATTGTCAACAAGTTTACCTTTATAAAATATGGTTTGTCCACCACACTTATCATTCCAACCCTCTGGCATAAAATACATAAGATGGCTACCTAATTTACCAACACTATCAACATGAGGAGATACATCTTGCCCCCACTTTGTTAAATGCCAATCAAATCTATATTTAAAATTATTACCAGGTATCTCTAGTGTATCTTTTAACCAATCAGAATATTCTTTACTACTAAAAAGTTTATCAACAAAATAATCCCATGTTTCGGATAATTGATATCTTTGTATTTTGTATTTGTCGAAATATGGACTATCAGCCCAAGGTGTATAACACATGAACATTCTTAAATGAGGTCTTTGTCCATGTTTTCTAGGTTTAATATGGCCTTCTTCTTTAAATAAACTTGCCTCTGGCCATTCTTCTCTTAAATCTTCCCAATGTTTTACAAAATCATGTATAAATTTGTGTGGTGTATAACCATCTGTTGTCATTATAGTATCAGGTATATTAATCATCTCGGTGCCTTATCGTGTGGTATATGTAAGTCACTTCTTATTTTTGATTTTATTTCTTTGTTAGTTACTAGATATCCTTCTATGTGTGTGTAACCTTTTTCTCTAGCCCAAAAAACTCTTTTGTTACCTGTCTGAACATATAGACCAGGTCTAACTTCACCATTTGCTTTTATGTGTTGAGGTTTTTTGTATTTGCCGTTTACAGTTTGTTTAATGATACCTTGTACCCAATCTTCGGTGTGTGGTGATACAGTAATAGGATAAATCATGCCATGGTTTTCAAAAGAGGACCAATAATCAAATTCGTCCATTCTATTTTTTAACCATTCATCTGTTGGCATACACTTGATTTCTGTTAAATCAAATTCTTCTATAGTACCGTAGATGTTATCAGGATGTTGTTGTGCTCTTAATACTATTTTCATAACCAACTTTTTGTATAAAATAACTATCTGCAATATCTGAAATAGGATTACCTACTTTTTCTGTTTCAAATAATTTCTTCAAGTCAATGTTTGTTTCTTTTACAAAGGCTTCATACATCATATCTTTGTCAGCATTGCCCTTACCTGTCGCACCCTTTTTAACAACACTAGGTACAACAGTTTCGTAAGGTATCTTTGATTCTTGTAATCTGTATTTAAGTATGCCACAATTTTCGGCGATTTGAAAAATGCCTTGGCCTTTTGAACCATATGAGTAACCTTCAATGAAAACGATTGGATTAATAAGTCCTTTGATAAGGTCAATTGCAAAATCTGAAATGTAACTAAATCTTTGAATTGGGTCAGTCCATTCTTTATGTTCATATCCTACTATATCCTCACTTATTGTACCAGTCCATTTTTTCTTATTGGTTAAATAATAAAACATTAACCCAGCATCACCATCTATATTAATACAAATGGCCGGACTTGTTAAACTATAATCAATTCCAATTATCGTCTTCGTTACTGTCTTCGTTTGTCCAGATTTCTTCATCTTCCTCCTGTTCAACCTCATATCCACAAAATGGGCAAGTTAAAGGTTCTAAGTCTTGTTCTTCAATGTCCCATTGTACGGTATATTTAGTTTCACAGGAATTACAGTTTTTTGTTCGTTTCTCTTTACTCATTATAGTTTAAATTTTTTAAATTGGTCCTTCTTAACATCTTGTTTAACACCACCAATCACATAACTTTCGATTTCTGTTTCTTGTGGTGCGTTCTGTAGGCTTCTGCTGTTTAACCAATGGTCTACCCAAGGTAACGGATTTTGTTTTTGTTCGTATCTTGGTTCTAGGCCGATTGCTTTCATTCTTCGGTTCGCCATGTACTCTACAAATTGGTGTAACAGTTTTTCTGATAATCCAATCATACTTCCTTTGGAAAATAGATATGTTGCCCAACGCTTTTCCTCCTGTACAGCTTCATCATACATTGTATATACTTCTTTCTCACACTCTCTCATAATTGGCATCATATCTTTATCGTCACCATTTCTCCAGTTATTAATAACTGTTTGTGACATTGCAAGGTGTTGACTTTCATCTCTTGCAATAAAAGATATAATCTTTGCTGAACCTTCTAAAAGTTTAAGTTCACCAAATGCAAATGAACAAGCAAACGATACATAGAATCTTAATCCTTCTAAAATGTTTACTGTACACATTGCCAAATACATTTTCTTTTTCAGTTCTTTTAAATCAACTTTATCAGGTGTTAATGACCATTGATAACCAGATGCAATTAAATCATCATAAGTTTTAGTAATTGATTTAGACCTCTCTTGTATTTTTTCATCTCCCATAATAGTATCAAATATTTCGCTAGGGTCTGAATACAAGTTTTTAATAATGTATGTATAACTTCTACTATGGATTGTTTCAATAAAATCCCATGTTACAATACAGCCTTCAAGTTCTGGTATAGATACAAATGGTAAAAAGGCCAAACATGGACCTCTACCTTGTACACTATCTAACATAGTTTGATATTTTAAATTAGATGTAAATATAAACTTCTGTTGTTCGTTCAGTTGTAGATAATCGTTTCTATCTTTTTGTAAAGACACTTCTTCAGGTCTCCAAAAATAACCAAGTTGTTGTTGGTTAAGTTTGTCAAAAATAGGATACTTCATATCGTCATATCTTTGTACCTGCATTTCAGGTCCAAAAAACATAGGTTGTTTTGTAAAGTCAACCGTATTATCCTTGTTTAGTACACTTCTAGCCATTACTCTTTTCTCTCCTCTATATCATAAAAGAATTTATCATCATCACCTGCTGTCCACTTTTGTTCGCCTTCTACACTATACTCTACCGTGGACACTTTGAAATCTGGAAACTTCAATTCACTAGGAGTATAAGACTTATCATAAAAGATAACTCGATTGTTAGGTTGAGCCGCAAAATGGCCATTCTCTAACTTTAATATATTAAATGACTTATGTTGACTAGGCGTTTCACTATAAGACACATTTCTTTCTAAGTTGGTGGAGTTGGCGTTATCTATTGTAAACATATACCAACCTTTATACCATTTTTTTGATGGCGACAAATACTTAACTTGATTACCTGTCATCATCACCTTTTCACAAAGTGTAATATCGTAACTAAAACAATCCCACAATTGCAATTCTGTTAAAGGTAGATTACCTTCAAAATCTTTTTTCCACACAAAAGCAGAAATTGGTAACTTATCAAATAAAGCACCATACTCAGGTAAGTATGTTTCAAAATACAATGCTCTGCCTTGTATAGACTTTGCCGTTACCCAAACACCCTCAACTAATTCACCATGTCCTTTTTGGTGGTCATAAAGATATTCTTTTTTGACAAACACATCTATATGAGGCGTGTTTACACATAAAAATGCCATAACGCTCCCTTAGATTGTACAACTGTCACAAGCTTCTTCGTCTTGTGGTTCAGTAGTTATTGTTTCTTGTTGTTCCTCAACATTATCTTTCCAACCAACTGGATGTGATGGTTCGTCAATATCTTTCTTAGCGTCATATGTGTTCTGATAGTATGAAGTCTTCCAACCATACTTGTAAGTATTCAATAGGTCTTGTGCCATAACAGACACAGGCACCTGATTGTCTTCATAGTTTTCAGGATTATATGACCAGTTGCCAGAAATAGCTTGGTCAAAGTATTTCTGCATTACCGCAACGATATTTATATATCCATCATTGCTCTTCATATCCCACAATAAAGTATAAAAATTCTTTAATTGTTGATATTGTGGTACAACTTGTTTTAATGTACCCTTTTTAGACTTCTTAATACTTAGATAATCCCTAGGTGGTTCAATGCCGTTTGTAGCATTGGAAACCACACTAGAGCTTTCAGACGGCATTTGGGCTGTGAGTGTGCTATGTCGTAACCCATGTTTTGCAATATCTTTCCTTAGATGCTCCCAATCGTATTTGAAATTTGGTTTCACCAACTCATCTACTTCTTTTTTGTAAGTATCTATAGGAAGAATACCGTCAGAATACTTTGTTCTGTTAAAATATTCACAAGGACCTTTTTCTTCAGCAAGGTCACAAGAAGCTGCCAATAGATAATATTGGAATGCTTCAGTTAACTCATCTACTAATTTTAATGCTTCTTTGTCAGCATACTTAACTTTATGTTTAGCCAAATAATGTGCAAGACCAATATACCCAATACCTAAACTTCTACGAGCTTTGGTAGATATTTCTGCGGCTCTAACAGGATATTTTTGATGGTCAATAATTTCATCTAAACTTCTTACTGCAAGTTCACATAAAGGTTCTAGTTCTTCTACATGATTAATTTTACCAACATTGATTGCTGATAGAATACACAATGCAATTTCACCTTCACCGTCAATGTGTTGAATAGGGTCAGTAGGAAGTGTAATCTCCTGGCATAAGTTTGACATATACACTCTATCTTTAAAACTAGAATGAGTATTACAATGGTCAATATTCATAATATAGATACGACCAGTTTCAGCTCGTTCTTTGAGCATATCAAAGATTAGTCCTTGTGCATTAATTTTTTTCTTGTCAACACTTGTTTTTCTTTCGGCGATTTCATATAGTTCGTCAAACTTTTCAGTACCCCAAGCTTCGTACAATTCTGGCACTTCGTGTGGGCTGAACAAGGTAATATCTTCATCATTAATAAACCTTTCATAAAACAGTTTAGATAACTGAATTGAATAATCTAATTTCCGTACTCGGTTGTCTTCCGTTCCTTTGTTGTTTTTGAGGACCAAAATGTCTTCAATTTCTTTATGCCAAATTGGGAAATGAACCGTAGCGGAGCCTCCACGAACACCAT